GGGTAAGATTACATCATGAGAGTGCTACTGGTCGTGATGGGTATCAAGATTTTTACAAGAAGAATATTAACTTTCAAGTCTTAGGACCAGTTGGTGATATCATTGAAAAGTGGACATTGTATGGAACATACATTCAAGATGCTGCTTTTGGTGATTTGGATTTCAGTTCTTCTGATCCAGTTGAGATAACACTAACACTAAGATACGATTACGCTATATTGGAGTTCTAATGAAAACAATACTAACATCAATACTTTCTTTATTCATCTTTTTTGGTGCTGTTCCAACTGTTAACGCAGTACCAGCAAAATGTGCATACACAAGTGAAATGACTTGTGAAATGGCATGTGCTGACGAGGAAGTAAAGAAAAAGAAAAAGAAAAAAGGTAAGAAATTATCTGAAAAAGGCAAAAAGAAGAAAAAAGGTTTTTTCTCTAAAGTCTTTGGTTCAAAGTAGTACATAGTTATAAAACATTAAGGAGTTATAAATGTCAGAACATAAGTTTCCTACGGAAATTATAGATTTGCCGTCTAAGGGTTTATTATATCCAAAAGATTCACCACTCGCTGAAGGTAAAATAGAAGTTAAATACATGACCACGAAAGAAGAGGACATATTAATGTCCGATAATCTTATTAAGAAAGGTTTGGTTGTAGATAAATTATTAGATAATTTGATAGTCACGAATGGTGTAAAACAAGAAGATTTAGTATTGGGTGATAAGAATGCTGTATTAGTTGCTGCTCGTATCCTTGCTTATGGTCCTGATTACACAGTAGAAATACCAAATCCAAGTGATATAGAAAATATGGTAGAACATACTTTTGATTTATCAAAATGTCCGTTCAAAGAACTACCAAAAAAAGTAAAATTTAACCACGAGAATTCATTTGAGTATACTACTCATGTGGGTAAAAATAAGATAAAATTTAAGTTACTTACTGGAAAGGAAGAATCACTAATCACTAAAGATATAGAACAATCTAAGAAGTATGGCTACAATACTGAAATAACCACGAGACTTAGACATATGATAACTGATGTTGATGGTGATTCAAAACCAGAAAATATAAACGACTTTGTACAGAATCTACTTGCTAGAGATTCAAGGGCTTTTAGAAACTATGTTGCAGAAATCACTCCTGATATTGATTTGGAACAAGAAGTAGAAATAGGAGGTGAGTCAGTCAACGTTTCAATACCGTTGACTGCGGAGTTTCTATGGCCTCAAACCATCTGATAAATTAGAGATACATAAATCCATATTTCATTTTGTATATGGAGCACCAGGATTTACATTTGACGATGTATACAACATGCCTGTTAACTTAAAAAACTTTTATCTAAGAGAGTTTGTAGATTTACGAAAAAAAGAAAAAGAACAGGTTGAAAAATCACAAAAATCTCAACCAACAATCCCTCGTAGATTTTCCCCCAAATAACTCTTTTCTTTATATTTATTAATATAATTAGGAGAATTGTATTATGTCATATATGAATAGAAAAAACATATTAAGTGAAGGATTACTTGATATGATTCTAAAAGCTATATTTAAAAAGTCCACATCTAAGATGCAAAAGAAGATGATGAAAGATCCTAAAATCAGAAAGTCAATCGATACTCTTCAAAAACAATTAGGTGGTATAAAACTTTAGGTTTAAGTAATGGCTGAAGAGAATAAAGCACAAGAATATACAGACGCTAAAAAGAAACTCGTTGAACTACAGAGTGAATATAAGAAATTAGTCGCCGAAGAAAGAAAAGGTCTTGACGTTTCAAAAGAAAAGGCGAAAGTATTTCAACAAATTCAAGCTACACAAAAAGGTATCAACCAAGATGCTAAAGTCAACAAAGACTTAACTAAAGAGATAGAAAATACAGTAGCTAAAACAAAGGCTAGATTTGAAGAAGTTCTAAGTGTCAGTTATAAAATAGGTACATCTGATAGGGAAAGAGTAAAGAGAGCTCTATCAAATGTAAAAGCCATGAAAGATTCTGCAAAGTTAGCTCAGATTCAAGTAGATGCACAAAAAGAAGGAACTGTATACGAGAAGACTAGCGAAAATTTTAGAAGTAATATTTCTGATTTAGCAAAAAACATCAATGATATTGCTATAGATAATCTAAACAATGTTAGAAATCAAGGTACTGCTGATTTTAAACAGATTGACATAGCAAAACAAAAAGAAAAATTAGAACAATTAAAGAATGCCAGATTAGCTGAAGGTGTAGATTACAGAACAAAAGAGGGACGAGAGATAGGTAACGCTATCAAAGAAATAGAAGAACAGATAAAAACACAAGATAAAATGAATCAAGGATTAGAAAGGTCAAATGATTTAGCTAAAGAGGCAACCGATTCTTTTAACAAAGGTCTTGATAGTTTCATTGGAAAGGTAGATGCTTTACCTGGTGGTAAATTTCTAAGGGAAAGACTTGGTTTTGGAGATAGACAATTAACGGTAATTAAGGATGGTTTTGGTAAGGGGGTTGCTAATTTTGCTAAAGGAGTTTTTACTGGTGAAGGTGCAGCTGAAAATCTAAGTAAAAGTTTTGGAGTGGTTAAAGATAGTTTAGCTAAAGCTGGTATAAGTATGAAAGGACTGGGACTTGGTGCCGCTGCACTTGGTGGTGCTGTAATTTTTGGTGCGGTATTAACAAAGTTTTCAGCATCACTTGACGCTATAGGAGAACAATTTGGAAATCTAAGAGTATTAGGAACTGAGTTCAGAGATACTTTACTTGATTCTAATGTGGAAGCTATTAAGGTTGGTGGTAATTTACAAGACGTTTCTAACATTACGATTGCTCTTGCTTCTAACTTTGGTGCGAATGTAGATGCTGCTGCAGAGTTATCTGGTAAAGTTTTTGATACGAGTAAGGCTATTGGTTTATCAGCAGATGAAGGTGCTAATCTATTTGGTGTTTTGATGCAAACTTCTAATCTATCTGCTGACCAAGCAGAGAAACTTGCCGAAGGAACTTTCCAACTAGCAAGACAAGCTGGAGTTGCTCCAACTGCTGTGTTGAAAGATATTGCTAACTCGTCAGAGGTTGTGGCTACTTTTACAAAGGATGGTGGTGACAACATAGCTAGAGCAGCTGTTCAAGCTAGAGCATTGGGTGTTGGGTTAGAAACTACTGCTAAGATAGCCGAGGGTTTATTAGATTTCGAAAGTTCCATAAGTAAAGAGGTTGAAGCTTCCGTATTGATAGGAAAACAACTTAACTTTCAAAAGGCAAGAGAGGCCGCTCTTAGTGGTGATATTGCTGGTGCTATGGAAGAGGTTGTAGGTCAATTAGGTTCTGAAGAAGAGTTTAATAAATTAAATTTGATACAGAGAAAAGCTCTTGCTGATTCTATTGGTGTAGGAGTCAATGAACTGGCAAAATTTGTTGGACAAGAAGAGAAAGTCGCTAGTTTAGGTGAAAGATTGGCTAAATCAAAGGCATTTGAGGATTTGGTGGGAGAGGATTCACTAAGTGCTTTAACAAGTTTATTAAATAGTTTTAAGGCAATAGGTGCTGAATTGACCAATGCTTTGGGTCCTGCCTTTAATTTTTTAGCTGGGGTTTTGGGAAACATCGCTGCAGGATTTAGAGAAAATGAAGTTTTAATGAAAGGGTTGATTATAACTGCTGGACTTTTAACTGTAGTTCTGCTTGGTCAAGCACTAGCTGCTGCATATGGTGCTATTGCTGCTATTCCGTTTGTAGGTCCGTTTCTAGCGCCAGTTGCTGCAGGTCTTATGCTTGCGTCTGCCGTATCACAAATCGGAAAGGCAAAAGCCGTTGGTGACTTTAAATACGATGCTAAAAATAATGCCGTAGAATCATCACCTAACATGGGACCATTGGTCACCATCGGTGAAGAATCTTTTCAAGGTCAACCTGGAGATAGTGTGGTGATGGCCAAACAAGGACAATCACAAAAAGGTGGTGGGGTAGTTAGACAAGAAGTAAATGTAGTATTACCAGAAGCTGTTCCTATTACAATAGAGGGTGATACATTGAGAGGATTTTTACAATTAGAAACAGCACAACCACTAG